TTAATACGTTGAAAACTTTAATAGGAAGGGGTTTTTCAGGGCTTCATATTTCACTCAATAGGCCATATCAGAATTTGATAGAATTGTTAAAAGAACAACATATTGATGTAGGTAAACTATCTTTTATAGATGGGGCGTCTTCTCAGGCAGACTTAAAAGAAAAAGAAACAGAAAAATGTATCTATATTTCTAAGGTCATTTGCTACCTCAACACCTACAATCATGTGTGTACAGTTGTAATTCTCCTCCTCAACACCCTGCATTGCTGCTGTGATGTCAGATATTGGAAGAGTTGCATTTGAGTTAGCAACCCTTGTTGAGTCAGAAATACCTGAACCAGTGTCAAGAGTATCAATAATGAGACTCTCTTCATTATCTGCTAGTTCGTATCCTGCAGTCTCGACATTCAAACCCATCACATCAAACAAAGAGTCTTCTTCCATCTCTCTGGAAATCATAATCCTAACACCATATTTATTAGGTCTCATATTAAATCCAGAGTATGTCTCTGCATCAAGTGGAATAACTGCACCTTCTCCTACTCTCTGAACTTCCATGCTATCCCTAGTTTGAAGTGGGATATCAATTGAAGAACCAGGAATACTGCCAGGTCCAATTACTCTAGCTGCAAGAGCTCTTAAAACCAACTTCTTCCTAACTGCACGGATTAGTTCTCCGTAAAGTGTTCTTGGGATAAGATAACTCCCAGTAGAACTTCCAGCTGTTGATGCGCTAGAGTCTTTACCATCCGTCATTAACAAACTTGCGCTTTGTGGCATTTTCTATCACCTCACTTACTGAACTTCCACAGAATGTAATGTCCATCTGTGTTAGCACTTGTTATTGCATATCCACACTTTAACTGAACTGCATTTGTTGCTTCAGCAGTTGAACCAAAAGTGGTTGTATCTACATTTGTAACTCCTGCAGTTGTAGTTCCTTCATAAGGTCTAACTGATTTACCAGCTCTAACGTAAGCTGTAGTATCCCCTACTGGTGAAAAAAACAAGCCCTCAGTAGCAAATGTAATCTGACTACCAGCTGCTGCGTCATGCATAGCTACTCCAACAATAAATTTACCTTGTGATGTAGCTGTAGCAAACTTAACTGGTTCTACTTCAATCTCATCCCAAACACTTCCACTTGGTGTAGTTGTCCCAAATGGTGATGTTGATGGAGGACTTGCATAAAGTATATCTCCTGCTGTAATTGCAGAAGTAGTGTTACCATTTATACCTGTAACAAATCTCCCATCATCATCAAAAATAAAGTTATCTTGTGCCATTCATATCACCTCACCTATAAACACTTTCCATTAGTTCTTTGTTGAACTTCTTGTAGAAAGTTGGCGTCATGCTAATAAGGTCTTTTTCCTTCTCAACAATGACATCATCTTTCTCAATTTTATATTCTGTGTCTGATACTTCACCAGAGCCAGAAGACTCACTCAACTTCTTCTCATAACTATCGATAAGTTCCAACTCAGTCATTGACTTTTCCATTAGTCCTTTTTCTACTCCTTCTTTATCTTTAGGTTTAGTAAGACCAATGATTGCTTCAACAACCTTTTTCTTCTTCTTCATTTCCTCTTCTTTCATCATCTCATCCATCTTCTTCTTCATATCTTCAGCTTCCTTGATTTTAGTTTGAGCTTCAGCAAGTTGCTGTTTTAGTTCTTCAAGTTCAGACATGTTCTGTCCCTCCTGTTGTTCTCTCTCTTCAATTTCATTCGCTTCAAGTAATATCTCACTTTCACAAATAACTGCATCAATAGTAGCACCATCAACACCTCTAGTGTGTTTATTAACTAGTGCCATGAGTGGTATTCTTAAACCTTCAACTATAAACTCCTTTTCTCCAGACTCAGATAATTTTGAACTAATTCTCTTAAATCCACCTTGAACTGATGGAGCAACTAAGTTATCAGCTGCCATCTCTACGATATCAGGATACTCTTTTGTGTTTCTAATTCTAGCAGAATAAGTTAACTTTGTACCACTTTCATCTAATTTATAAATACCATCACCAACATTATGCTTAGGATTATCATAATCTTTTCTATGACCAACAATTACATTGAAATTTTTACTATCATTCTCTTTTAAATTCTCATAACTATAATTGCGACCATTCCTACTTTTACCAGT